CACAAATCGGGGCGCCAGCCAGCACGGGCACGACGGTCGAGCGGCAGTTCGGGTGCGCCGGCGGGCGCGGGCCCTTGTCGATCGGGTAGACCTCGCCGTCCCGGGACCGGCACACGGCCGAGGTCCGCCCGTCAAGCGTGGACACCCAGCGCACGCCGGATATGATGTCTGCGTTGGCGTCCCACGTCGCCTGCCTGGCGCCCGTGGACACGTGGTTCGCCGCGGTCCGCACCACGGTCTCGGCGTCGCGCCTCGTGATGGCGAGCACTCCGTCGTAGTAGCCGGCCGCCTTCGTGCCGCGGATGCGGCGCCCGGGCTGGGCGGTGTTCTCGCCCCCCACGAGGCCAAGGCGGAGCTGCTGCTCTATGCGCTGCGCGTCGGAGGCGGCGAGCCGGTCCCACCAGCCCTGCAGCGGGATGCCGTTGATCGGCGAGGCCACCACGGCGCGCAGAGTTGCGGGCGAGACGGTGTTGAGGGCGATGTCGACCGGGATCGCCGCGCCCATGGCGCCGGCCTCCCACGCGGCCTCGACCTGAGACAGCCCGTCGAGGTCGGGGCGCACGTCCGCGTCGACGGCCTGGATGGCCGCGGCGCGCAGCCTCCGGACCTCGATCAGCATCGCGTTCAGGCGCGCCTCGGCGAACTCGGTGAGCTCGGTCTGGAGCATGGCGACGAGCTCGCGGTCGGAGGCCTCAAGCAGCCTGGCCGCGTCGGCCGCCATGCGGTCGGAGAACCGCAGGACGACGATCTGGTGCCGCACAGTTGCATCCAGCAACTCTTCATTAGCTGTCGCCATCTGCAGCCTCCACTATGGCGCGTGCAAGGGCCATAACCACGTCATCAGCCCAGTCGCTTTTGGCGGTATTGTATGCCCAGCAGACCACGCGAACGTTGTCCATCGTGTAGCCGAGCAAGGAGTCCACGCGGTCGACTGAAGGAGCCCATGGATTGGTACGCCCTTCTCCATCCCATTCATAAGTGAGTGGCAGGCCCGTCGCGGCGCAGGCCATTGGCTCAAGCAGCTCCCTCAGGAACTCCTCGGTCAGGTCGAATGCACGACCCTGCTTCTCTGCGCGGTTGCGCAGGTTCTTGAACCAGTACTTTGCTGCGTTGCCCTGGCGGTAGCGCGCAGTCGTCTCAGCAACGCGCTCCCGATTCTCAGTGCGATGGCGTTCATGCCAGCGCTTACTGGCCTCGCGTGCCTTATCACGGTTTGCCTCGCGCCAGATGCGATTCTTCTCGCGGGCCTTAGCCAGCTTTTCTTCAGGTGTCTGCACCATCACTCACCCCCGGGGTTGAGGGCCGGGTCGGCCGGAGGGTCCTGCGGGTCTGCGTTCGGGTCGGCCGGAGGGTCCTGCGGGTCGGCGGGCGGCGTCTGGGTGCCGTTGCCACCGCCGAACATGTCGCCCATGGAGTCCGTCGCCTCCTCCTTCAGCTGCTCCGCGTCCGCGTCCTCGTCGAAGTCGTCCGACAGGACCTGGCGGGCCTTCATCTCCTTCAGGAAGGCCTTGCGGGAGAGGTCGCGCTGGGCGCGCATCTTGAGCAGGGCGTCCAGCTCGGCCGCGTCGGCCTCGGACAGGTCCACGTCGGCGTTGACCTTGGCGGAGCCGCCCTCGTCCAGGCCGAGCCAGTCGGCCGTGTACTGCATGGCCAGCTCGATGCAGTCCTGGAAGTCGCGGACGGTGGCGGCGAGGTAGGAGGACGACTGGGCGGGGGCCAGGGCACGCCCCGTGGCGGTCTCGTCGCCGGGCTTCTTGCGCATGTACTCGGCGCCGTAGGTCGCCATCTGGTCCTCGAGGGACGAGAGGTCGGTCTGGCCCGCGGCGATGGCCGCGCCGGTGTGCTCGACGTAGTACCACTTGCCCTCGGGGGCCTCGGTCGTCAGGAAGTTGTTGGGGCCGATGTTGACCTTCTGGTCGGCCGGCACGCCGGAGGCAGCCAGGATGGGGAAGCGGGACACCGTCAGGACGTTGCGCTGGTCGCTGGACGACTGCCAGTGGGCCACGTTGAGGTGGGCCAGGTCGGTCAGCGGAGGCTTGCACTCCATGAGGCCGGTGCGCTTGCCGGCGTAGAAGGTGACCAGCGGGATGTAGTCGAGGCTCGTGGTGCCCTCGGACTCGACGTGCCACTCGTCGCCCTTCTCGTTGGGCGCCCACACCTGCCAGGTGCCGGGCTCCAGGACGCGGACGCGGACGACCTCGACCTCCTCCCAGCCGACGCGCTCGACGCTCTTCTCGAGGATGCGGACGTGCGTGAGCACCTCCTGGCCGAGCACGACGGCGGAGTAGGCGGCGATGAGGCACTCGGGCTTGACGTGCACCCAGTACGGGCGCAGGCCCTCGGCGCGGTCGTCGGCGAGAGTGCGCGGGCGCTGCTCGCCCTCGGCGTCGGTCTTGGCCTCGGGGGTGGGATGCTCCACGAGCACGTGGGAGAAGCCCTTGGCCCACGCCTCGCGGAACCAGGAGCGGGCGAAGGCCTGCAGGTTGTTCCCCTGCATGTCGACGTCCTCGGCCAAGTCCTCGATCTGGGTCGGCACGTCCTCGTCCAGGACTATGGCCTCGCGGAAGGGCTTGCCCGCCAGGGTGTCGAGCGTCTGCTCGGTCATGTTGAGCAGGGTCGCGCGCTGCAGGCGGGACTGGTAGTTCTTGTTGGACTCGTTGTCGTACTGGGGGAGGAACTCCTCGCCGGCGGCGCGCATCGCCTCGGTGCCGCCCAGCAGGACGTCGATCATGCGCCAGCGTGGTGCCATGCGGAGGTATGCCGACGACGGGGATGCCACCGTCGGCTTCTTGTTGGGGGTGTCTGCCATGGTCGGCTCCTGGTTCGGTGGCGTACGTAGATGACCGCGATGGTACCTCGTAAACCGCCGAGCCGGGAGCCAGCGATCAGGCGTCGTCCGGGTGGCGCTCGCCCAGGAAGATCGGGAAGCGGGGCGCCTCCTTCGAGCCGATCGGGAAGAACTTGAACTTCACGAGGCGGCCCTCCCAGCCGGCGCGGGCGGCCCATATCGCCGCCCTAGTCGCGGCGTCGAAGCCCGACCCGACGTTGAAGCGGACGCCGTCCCACCGGCCTCCGCGGCCCACCACGCGCAGCGCGCCAAGCGTGCCCATGCCCACCATGCCGTCCTTCGAGTGGCCGCGCTCAGTCAGTCCCAGCGCGCTGGTGGATGCCTCGTTGGAGTTGTGCAGCAGCTCCTCGAGGCCTACGACCCGGGCCTCCGCGTCCTCGAAGCGCTTGAGCTTCATGAGGTCCTGCTTGGACAGCGTGCCGCGGCCGAACTTGTAGGGCCCGTCGAACGAGCGCAGCATGATGCCCTCGTGACCTGCGTCCAGCGCGGAGCGCTCGAACTCCTCGACCTCGGCGACGGAGCTGACAGGCACCTGGGCAACCAGCACCGCGCGCCCGCCGAGCCGACGCTGCAGCCGGGCGTAGCGCTCGCGGAACGGCAGGTCGGGCTCGGTCACATCGTCGAAGACGTGGAGGTACACGTCAGGCTTGCCCTCGCGGCTCATGACGGCCGAGGTCGTGCCGAAGAAGGCGGTCGGGTCGGTCGGGTCGCCGACGAGGAGCTCGCCGTCCAGGCCCTCGTACTCCTCGCGACCGAACAGGGCCTGCACGTAGCGGTTGGGGATGGGCTTGAGGTTACGGGACACCACCACGCCTCCGCGCACCAGGGCGCGGATGCCGTCAAGCTTGTGGCTGGCGAGCAGCGGGAAGCGGAGCGCGGCGACCTCGGCCACGGTCGCGGACAACATGGGGCGGAACTTCTTCTCGGTCATACTGGTCTCCCTGTGGGTTGCTTGAGGGCGTTGTTGTTGCGGCGTACCTTCTTGAGGGCCTGCTTTGCCTTAGCCACGAAGGCGTCGAACTCCTCGAGCGGGCCTGGGTCCGGGTTGCCCGTCATGGAGCCACGCCAGGCCTCCGCCTCCGACACCGCACGCGACAGGGCGCGCAGCTCGGACTGTGTGAGTCTTTCCATCGCTATCTCCTTGTAAAGTAAAGTAAAGGGGCAGCGGTCATAGTACCGCTGCCCCGTGTCACGCTAAGCCTTTATTCCCACCGGTCGATGCGGTAGGATGACACGCCCTCGCGGGTGCGCACCAGGAGCGTCGCCTCGCAGCCGTCGCCGACGAGCAGGCCGGCGGCATGCTGCCCGTCCACGTCCTCCAGCCGGCCGGAGCGCGAGTGCGCCTCGATGGTGGAGCGCACGGCGTGGAGCTCGGAGCGCAGGCACTCGGGGAAGAGGGCCAGCGACGAGTTGCGGCCGTCACGGGCGCCCTCGAGCACCAGCAGTGCGCGGCCGTCACGGGCGCCCTCGAGCACCAGCAGTGCGCGGCCGCCGAGGTCGCGGTGGCGGTCCTCGTCGCCCCAGTTGCACGGCATCAGCGACATAGCCACGACGCGGGCGTGGGAGCCGCCGCGGAGGCCCCAGACGGACGCCGGCGACCCGGTGTGGTACACGTACCAGGCGAACGGGTTGCGGCACTCCTCGGAGTCCCACTGCAGGATCGGCGGCGCGTCACGGTCGGCCTGCGTCGTGAAGGCGGAGAACTGGCCGTGCGCGGGCACGACGACCTCCACCTCGAGGGCCCGCGGCAGCACGTCCCGGCGGAACTTGGCGAAGGTCATCGCCACCGGCTGCGCGGTGAGGCGCTGCGCCTGGGCGGGCTTCTGCCCGGCGAGCAGGTGGCCGAACACGCCGCCGGCCTGGGCCTGCCGCTCCGCCTTGGGCGTCCACAGGTGGACCAGCTCGTCGGCGAGGGCGAACCGGCGCCGCAGGGCGGGCGCGAGCCCCAGCTCCTCGAACAGGCGCTCGGCCTGGCGCACGTTGCCCTCACGCAGGGTAGTGGGGCGCTGGGACTTCAGCGGGTCGACGCGCTCCTCGTGGCGGCGCTTGACCTCGCGGGCGGACGTGCCGGAAGCCAGGTCGTCGACCAGGGCGCCGAGCGCGGAGGAGCGCGGCGTGCACCAGCCGGCGGGCGCCGAGGCCACCGCGCGCCACAGCAGGCGGTTCAGGTACTCGCGCTTGGTCCGCGCGGGGTTGGAGTTGGCGCGGTCCTGCAGGGACACAAGCCAGTCAGCCCACTCGACGAGCTTCTCGCCGCGGGACAGCTCGCCGGAGCGGAGCATGCCCGCAGCGCGGCGCACGGCGTCGCGGGGCATCTCGCCCACCGCGCGGGCCAGGTGGCGCCGGTCCTCGCGCTTGGCCGCCATGGCCTGCTCGGCCGTCACGTCGCGGCGCGTCCAGCGGTGCTTCTGGTCGGGCGTCGCCCACAGGTGGGTGAAGCCGCCGGCCTCGCGCACGCCCCACTCGCGGTCGTCCCACAGGAACTGGTCCACGACGCGGCCGCGCTCGACGGCCTCGTGCAGGGCACGCACGACCTCGCGGTAGGGGTGGTTGAGGGGCAGCAGGGTCTCGTCCCAGAGGGCGGAGCGCACGTCGCCGGACTCGGTCATGTACGCGAGGGAGCCGAAGCGGCGCAGGAACGAGTGGCAGCAGTTGCAGTTGTGGTACTGGCGGTCCGCCGGGTCGGCGAACTGCGCGAGGTACTGCTCGAACAGGTCGCCCGCGTCGACGCGGAAGAGCCCGCCCTTGCCCTGCTCGAGGGCACGCGCCAGCGCGGACTGTGCGGAGCGGGTCAGGTCGTCGAAGTCGCCCGCGTAGAAGGGCGTGTGTTGGGACTTGGTCCCGAGAGATGCTTGCATGGTGGTCTCCAACCCGGTGTCGCCAGGCCGGGGCAATAGAAGAGGGGCGACGGTTCCCATGTTACCGCCGCCCCTCATCTTACGGAGCCATCGTTTCTAGCTGGGCGTCACTCGCAGCTGCGGCGCCCTGTCTCGGGGTCGATGCTGCAGGACGCGGCCTCCTCCTGGGCCTTGCCGGTGTCGTCGTCCTTGGCGACGATGACCCCGCCGCGCTTGCCGTCGGCCCGGTAGGTCGTGATGCCCTTGCAGCCGAGCTCCCACGCGCTGTCGTAGACCCGCTTGAACTCGTCCCAGCTGACGCAGGAGTCCACGTTGCAGGTCTTCGACACGGCCGAGTCCACCAGCTTGGATGCTACCGCCAGCACGGCGACGTGCTCGGCCACGGTCACCTCCGAGGAGCGCTTGCCCCGCACGCCTAGCACGCGGACGCCGTAGTCCTCGATCAGCTCCTTGCTGGGGCCGGCCTCGTCGATGACGGTGCGCTCCATGCCGTAGGAGAACACGGGCTCCAGGCCGGAGCTCACGTTGTCCGCGCACAGGCTGATGGTGCCGGTCGGCGCGATGGACAGCAGGTGGGAGTTGCGGACGCCGTGGGCCTCGATCAGGTCGCGCACCTCGACGGGCAGGGTGCGCACGAACGCGGACTCCAGGTAGGCCGGGTCGTACAGCGGGAAGGCGCCCTTCTCCTTGGCGAGCAGGGCGGAGGCGATGTACGCCTCGTCGCGGAGGAGGGTCAGCACGCGGCGGGTGAAGGACAGGAAGCCCTCCGAGCCGTACGGCAGGCCCAGCGCCTCGCCCGCGTTCGCCAGGCCGGTCACGCCGAGCCCCATGCGGCGCTTCGACTTGGCCTCGTGCTCCTGCTGCGGCAGCGGGTAGCGGGCGCGGTCGACCACGTTGTCCATGGCGCGCACGACGGGCGCGATGTCGCGGGCCAGGCGGTCCCAGTCGAAGCGCCAGCCGTGCATGTCCTTGCTGACGTAGCGCACCAGGTTGAAGGAGCCGAGCAGGCAGGCGCCGAACGGTGGCAGCGGCTGCTCCCCGCACGGGTTGGTCGCCGCGATGGTCTCGCAGTAGTGGAGGTTGTTCATCTCGTTGATGCGGTCGATGAACAGGACGCCCGGCTCGGCCCAGTCCCAGGTGGAGCGCATGACCGCATCCCACAGCTCGTTGGGGTCCACCTCGCGGTAGACGCGGCCGCCGAACTTCAGCTGGAAGGGCTTGCCGTCGCGCTTGGCCTGCATGAACTCGTCCGTGACTGCGATGGAGATGTTGAAGCCCTTGAGGAAGTGCTCGTTCTGCTTGGCGTGGATGAAGTCGAAGATGTCAGGGTGGTCGATGCGCAGGACGCCCATCTGCGCGCCGCGGCGGTGGCCGGACGAGGACGTACAGCGGCAGACGGCGTCGAAAATCTCCATGAAGGAGATGGGGCCGGAGCTGCGGGACTGGAGCTTGACTATCAGGTCGCCCTTGGGGCGCAGGGTGGAGAAGTCGTAGCCGATGCCGCCGCCCATGCGCATGGTCGCTGCCGCCTGGGTGGCGCGCTCCATGATCGAGCCCTCGCCGTCGACGTAGCTGTCCGCGATGGTGCCCGAGACGTAGCAGTTCCCGGTGCGGAGGCCATGGCGCAGCACAAGCTGCCGGTACTCGGGCTCCTCCGCACAGTAGACCTTGGCACGACCGACATGGGAGACCGACTTCACGCGGAAGCCCCTGTGGTCTGAGGACCTGCGGAAGTGTACCTTCCAGAGAGGGGTGGAGCGCTCGCCGTAGTTGGTGGGCCCGGTGGCGTACTCGTGGGCCCTGCCACACGGGGCATAGTCAGCCAGCGCCAGGTGGTCGCGTACCCACTCGACGAGGTGCCGTGGGCCATGGAACTGGAAGGGGTCATTACCGCGCGTGCTGAAGCAGCCGTCCGCCGCCAGTAGGCCCTCAACGAAGCCGCGCAGGTACTCAGCCGACGCCGACACGGGCGGTAGCTCCTTCAGCGCGACGTCGGCCTCCAGGGTGACGTACGGGTCGCCCTCGAGGCTCTGCGGGTACGTCACCCGCGCACTCTGGTAGGCCGACAGCAACCGCGGCAGGTGCCGGGCCTTAGCGCCGCAGAGGCGCACGCCGTACTTTCCGGGGCGCTGTATGGAGCCGTCGCCGAAGACAAAGCCGTGAGCCCAGCCGCAGGCGTCAGTGTCGACCTCCGAGCTGGCTGACTTCAGCAGCTGGCCGACGCGCACGCCCTCCACGACGGTGCCATCCTGCAGCACCCACCGGTGGTTGGCAGTGGCCCGCACGACAAAGCTACCGCTGCGCTCCTGACCGCCGGACGAGTAGCTGACCTGGACGTCGAAGAGCTCCTGCTCGCCGTACGACTTGAAGACTGCCGGCTCCAGGCGGCCGGAGACGGGCGACAGGACATCGAGGGCCTGCCCCTCATAGTCCTCGAGGCGCACGAAGCCGCGGGCGGTCAGCACCTCGGTGTCACCGCTAAGGCAGTTGTAGGGGGTGGTGTTCTTGCCCGACCCGATGGCCGCCTGGATACGGCCGGCGGGCATGAAGCGCATGTCGAGGAGGATGTCGCGGAACTCGTGGAAGTGGGCGTCGTCGTCCTTCAGGCCGGCCGCCACGCGGTTCATGGCCTCGCGGAACGACTCGCCCTCGCTCCGGTACTTCTGCTGGTGCAGCTCGTCGGAGAACGGCTGCGTGGGCCCTACGTGTCGGGCGTCCTGTGTGTCGTGCATGGATGCTTGCTCCGTGTCTGGGTTGATCGAGCGAACGATCTTGCCGCGGTCCGGGCGCGTCGCAAGCCGACGTAAAAGGAAAGCCCCGGCGGTCGCTAGTACCGCCGGAGCCTACCGTGCCCGACCAACCTTTCAACAGGAGCGCCGCGCTGCGGGGCGCGACGGTTTGAACTTTACCGCTACGAGCGCGAGCGTGGTGCCGTCGTTTACTGCCCGCCAAGCTCTTTCTGCAGGTCCTGCATCACGCGGTCCATGCCTTCTCTACCCTCCCATCCCAAGTCGGCATACTCGGCCACGGTCGCAATGGCCTTCAGTATGCCCGCCTTGTACGCGTCTTTTATCTCTTGGGACTGGGTCTTGCAGACTTGCAAATGCTCTGGGTCAACTTGGAACGGCTTATCATTAACCTTAAGCACCACAAGAGCCACGCGCCGCTGCGGCCCCTCCCATACGGCCTCCGCTCCACTACGACAATGCCCCGTAGTACCTGGTGGAGGGGTTGTCCGCCATCCGATGAATACCCCGGTTAGGCTCTTGTTGGGCTTATGCGGTCGCGTGGCTACCTCGACCATGGCCATGGTAAGACCGCCATCTGGGCGCCGGTCATTGCGTGTTCCAAGCACTAGGTGCTTGCTGAATCGTACTTTTTGCCCCAGCTCTAGCAGATTTAAGTCGATCGGCCCTTCAACTGGCCATAGGTCCAACTCTTCTTGGCGCATAGTATTCCCCTCAATAATGAGCGTTAGATTTCATCGGCATCATCAATCGCCCGCCGCACCCAAACGCTGCCTCCAAGTTTTCCGAGTTTTTCGCGCTGCTGCGGCGTGACGCGAACGGCGATCTGCACCAATCCGGTAGCGCCGTCGGCCGCTTTGGCGCCGGCCCCTTTTCTCGCCCCGCCGCGCTTGCTCGCCTGGCGCTTGGCTTCGGCCCAGACCTTCGGGCCTATCCACGGCAGGCGCAGTGCCTCACGCTCGCGCATGGCGACGAGCTGTTCAAGCGTAAGGCCATTGTGCGCAAGGGCAGCTTTGAGCGTTGCCGCCGCGCTCACGCGACCGCCGGGACAAACCCGGCATGGCGGAACACGGCGACCTTTCGGACGCTTCCGTCCGCCTGTTTCTGCTCTTCCGTCTCGCGGACGGAAAAGGCGAACACCGCTTCGATGCCCTGCTCGCGCAGCGCTGCGGCGAGCGGTGCCATGAGCCACAGCGCGCCGCCGATCATGGCGTGCAGCGCAAAGCCGCCGGCATCGCCTTCCGGCAACGCGCCGGCATCGTCGGCGCGGTCTTCGGCGCTGGCGTACAGCGCGGCCATGCCGGCGATCTGTTCGGCTCTGGCGCGGATTTCCTGCTCGTCCGGAAGTTCGCCGAACGTTAGCAGGGCTTGCAGGTCCGGCCTCGCGGCGGCGGGCAGGTCGAACACGCCGGCCGCGATCTGGTCGGCGGTAGCGGCGTGCTGGGTCAGGTTCATGGTGGCCATTCAGTTTCTCCCTTTCAGGGCCGCGAACGCTGCGGCCATTGCGCCGCCCAGAACGGGCGGAGGTTCGACGGCGACAATCTCGCCGTCGACTTGCAGCAGCCCCATTGCTGCCAGGACCGTGCCGGGGATGTCGGTTTCGACCCCGTCCACGTACGCCACAATACGGCTGCTGCGCCGCATGTAGCCGTGGTGCTCGACCACGGCCTGCGGGCCGAGCAGCAGCAGGCTGGCGACCTGCGAGGACTGCAAGCTCTCGCTTGCCACCAGCGTCGCGCCGCCGTGTACCGTTACGGCACAGGCGACAGCCGCCCACGCCCCGGTTTCGCCGGGCGTGAATTCGTAGGTCGCCATGCCGGCGACCTTGCCCACATGGCGCAGGCTGCCCTGTGCCGGGAACTTGGTACCTTCGGGGCCGACCACGGCCAGCCCCCAGCGCCCGTTCGTCGAACGGGCCGAGAAAATCTCTTTCATGCCCAGTCCTCCCCGTTCGCGGACAGAACGGCGTCCGCTTCCCGCTCCCGCGCATTCGCGGGCCAACCCTGGCCGCAACGCGGCCAGTCCTGCGCCTCGCCCGCCAGGCGACGGGCCGTGGTCAGGCTCATCGGAGCCTTGACCCTCGCCGGGGCAGGAGCAGCCCCGGCAATTTCGCCGAAGCCATACTGCGCGGCGAGCGCAGCGGCTTCGGCCTTGGTGGCGGCGCTTACGAACTGGCCGCCGGTCGTCTGGAACCTCATTTTCCTACCCTCCTGTTGTTGCGATGATTGAATTGTATCACGTAATCAAACAGTGTCAAGAGGTTTCGCAAAAAATCTAACTCCACGCTCAACGCGGACTGGCGCAAAAGCAGCGCCAGCCGGTTAGCTAGGCGTTAGATGATAATAAACATCTTACCGCTCCAAGCTGGAAGGTGTGCCATCGTTTAGAAGGAGCCCTGCCTGACCTCCTTGCGCTTGAAGCGCACCCTATACCTCACTTCGTCGGCGATGTGGTCCTCGACGTCGCTGTCCACGTCGTCGGGGTCGGCCTCGTCGCGGGGTATCGGCACGAAGGTCCTCACGAAGTCGGGGCAGCGCTCCGCCACCACGAACAGGCCGGGCCTCTCGCCCTCGCCGCGGTACTTGCCGGCGTGCAGCTCGTCAGAGAATGGCAGCTGCGGGCCAAGTGGTCGTGTCATGTGGGAGCTCCTTTGCTCGGTTGGTCGGGCTCTCGATCATGACGCGCGACGCACCGCGCCCGGACCGTCGATCGCCCGGACCGTGTCCCGCGCAGAGACGACGAAGCCCGCACGAGGCCGCTCCCTTTGCCTGCATTCTACAGTATAATGACTTCACTGACTGACCAACTGCATTGGAGGGGCCCCCCCCCCTCCAGCCACTAAGGAGAACTGCAATGGAGCGGAAGCAACAATTGTTCGAACAAAAGCTTTCTGCGCATCGCGAGACCGAACCTTCTGCCCGTAAAAGCCTGGGCGAATACAAACCGATCCTTCAGCGCCGCGAAGGTAGCCTGATTAGAACAGAAGTTATTGCGCGTGCGTCGTGCCCCGGTCACAAATTTGCCCGCGGGCTGGTGTTTAAGACTCGCGAAGAGGCTGTTGCTTATGCAGCTGAAGTCAAGCAGCAACGGATAGACGACTGCGTCGCTCGCGCAACCAGGCAGGGCGTCACCATGTAATTGTGGTCATCAAGGAGCTACCATGAACTCATTCGAAGTGATTCAGCTTGCCCGCAAGCACGCCAACAACGGCGCACAGATGCAGAGCAGCGCTCAGCTCTGCCTCAAGGACGCCATCGACCTCCAGCAGCAGGGCAAGTGCGTGGCGGCCCGCAACCGGGCGGTTAAGTCCCTGCAATACAGCATTGGCGTTTTTCATGAAGACTATCGCGCGGTAGACCCGCGCAAGTAGCCCTGTGCTGATACGCACGGAGACGACGGAGCCCGCGCGAGGCGGGCTCCGAAGGGCGATGGCGGTCTGAAAGGCCATCGCAATGCGAACGCCTGGTCCCATGCCGGGCCTGGGGCGGCCCTCCCGGCGCTGTCTAGCGCGGCTAGCCATCCGCGTGTCGAGCGATGAGAAGATGATACCGGGACGTCGTGGCCGCGGACACCATCAGAAGCTGCCCTGCCTGACCTCCTTGCGCTTGAAGCGCACCCTATACCTCACTTCGTCGGCGATGTGGTCCTCGACGTCGCTATCCACGTCGTCCGGGTCCTTCTCGTCGCGGGGTATCGGCACGAAGGTCCTCACGAAGTCGGGGCAGCGCTCGGCCACGATGAACAGGCCAGGCTTCTCCCTCGGCCCGGCAATCGGGTTGCCCTCCTCGTCCTGGTTGAGCGCGCCCTTGAGCAGCTTGCGCAGCTGCTGCCAGCCCTGCTTCCGCGACCCCGGGCCCTTGTCAGCCCGCTCCCAGCGCACGCCCTTCGCCTGCATGTCCTTGGCGATGCAGTTGCCATTCTCCTCGTCGAAGATGGAGGAGTCGGCCGGCCCAGGCTTGACCCGACCCGCCAGCCCCATGGCCACCTCGCGGAACTTGAGGCCCTCGGCAATGTCGGAGGCAAGCATCCGCAGGCCCTCGTTCTCCGTGCCCTTCTTGCACCCGTACCACTCGGCTATGCGGAACAGGTCGCCGCGCACCGTGCTGATCTTGCGGCCGCTCGGCAGGGCGAGGTCCGTGCCGTCGGACTCCGCCCACCAGCCCACCGAGAAGGGCTTCGCGGACCCCCAGTCGAAGGACCGGTCGACCGTCCATGACCTGGGCACCTGGACCACTGCCACGCAGGGGGGGGTGGTCTGCCAGAGGTCGTCGAACATGCCACCGCTGGTGATGTCCCACGAGCCATCCAGCCAGGCCGCGATCTGCGCCGGGTTCGAGGCCGCGGCGCGGATGCGGGAGATGTACTCCGGGTCCGCGTCCAGCAGGATGCGGTTCTCGCTGATGTGGCCGTGGATCGCCACGCGGTCCGGCTCGCCCGGCGTGTGGATGATGCGGCCGCGCATCTGCGGCAGCTGCCAGCGGAGCTTGACCCAGTTGTGCCCCTTGCCGTATGGGTTCGTCGTGGCGCGCACCTTGCGGGGCATGCCCGGCACGGTGGAGCGGCAGCAGGAGAACATCTTGAGGTACATCTCGGAGGTGGCCCAGTTGGTGAGCTCCTCCCAGCCGATCCACGGGTACGCGTGGCCGTGGTAGTTGTCGTAGTCCGCCGGCTTTGACATGTAGCGCAGCAGGAGCTGCTCGCCGCCGGGGAAGGTCCAGACGTAGTCGCTCTCGTTGAACTTGGCGCCGGGGAACCACAGCTTGAACCACGCCTTGGACTTTGCCACGACGTCGGAGAGCTGCTTGTACGTGGAGCGGAAGAGGATGCCGCGCCAGGCCGCGCCGTAGCCCTGGCCCACGTGCTGGCAGAAGTCGGCGAGCAGGGCGTCGGTCTTGCCCGGGCCGCGCGTGCCCTCGTACAGGGTCTCGAACACGGGGCTGGACAGGAAGAGCACCTGCGAGCCGGGCTGCGCGGCCCAGACCTTGACCTCTGGGCGCGGCGCCCTCTTCTTCTTCTTCCAGTGGGGTGGTTCGTAGGCCGTCATGTGCCTCCCGGGACGCGTAGCCCCTTAGCGCGTAGCCACTTCCAGCGCATCTCTTGAAGTCTATACTCGGGCACCCCACGTGACCGGTAATGAGAGTCGATAGCGTCGTATACGCGCTTGCGATAGCGCGGGTCTACTTCTACTAATCCGTAGCTGGGCATCAGAGCACCCTCTCTACGCCGAGCACGCGGCGGGCGAACCAAGAGGTGAACTCCTCCGTCCAGTCCGCGAGGGAGTGCTCGAACTCGCTGTGGATGCGGGCGTGGTCCCGCTCGTCCAGGACGCGGACCAGGTAGTACTCCAGGCTGTCGGCGCGCCAGCCGAGGGTCACCTCGAGGTAGCGGTCGCCGTCCACCACGACGTAGTGGAGGATGGGCTCGCCCTCGTCGAGGTAGATCGTCTCGGCTATGCGGAGGCCGCGGTCTGGGTGGGTGCGCAGGTACTCCACGCAGTTCTCGTGGCAGCGGAAGTTGAAGAGGCCCTGCTCGGGCTCGGGGCGGATGCCCTGGTGTCGGGCGCGCAGCCTGCGGGCGATCCGCTCGTGGGCACGCTTGATGGCACGCTGGCGCATGTCGTCTCCTTGTGTTCGTGGCGCGCCCACGGGCAGTGCGGGGCCGTGTGACCCCCGCCGCCGCAGAGCGCGCAGTGCTTCAACGGCGCTCCATCTTCTGGGCGCACTCGATGGTCAGGCCGTAGCCCAGCGCCAGCCGGCGCGGGTCGACCTCCTCGCCGCACCCGCAGGCGCAGCAGCCGTCGTCCCTGGGAGCCCACCGGGCTCGGGCCTGCTGGTTGCGCAGGCGCTGCGCGTCGATCGCGTCCTGGACGTGTATGGCGGTCACCGCGGACGCCCGGTCTATCGGGTCGGGGTGGTGCTCCGCCTCAAGGGCGGCCTGCTCGTTCTGTTCCATGCTCTCTCGTCTTCATTAGGTTGGTCGGATGTGACGACGCGCCCGGCCGGGCGCGTCTGGGGTGCATCTTGCCGCGGGTCAGGCCTCGGGCTCGCCCTCGTTCCCGGCGAACTTGGCCTGCTGCGCCCGGGCCGCCTCGGCCCACGCCTTCGGGTCGATGACGCCGGGCACCACCAGGACGCCCGTCGTACCGCCCTCGACCTCGACCCTGTGGTTGTCGCGGTACTTCTCGGGGCGCGCGCCCTTCAGCACCAGGGCCATCAGGGCGTCGCTGTACTTGCGCACCGTCAGCTGGCGCTGCTCGCCACTGATCGGGTCGACGACCGTGGTCGGCATGCCCTTGTAGATGACTGGCTCGTCGTAGCCGTCCACGGCCCGCCGGATGGCCTCGGCCTCGATGCGGTCCGCGGCCTCCTCGATCGCTATCTCGTAGAGCGTGGAGAACCACTCGGACGTCTCGCGCCAATGGTAGACCGCGTCGCGGGACACGCCCGCAGCCTTGCAGCCCTCAAGCACGATGCCGCGCAGGGCGAAGGCACGGAGGAACAGGCGGCGGCGCTCCAGGGACATGCGCTCCTGGGCGGTGAGGCCGTCGAGCTCCCACTCGACGAGCTCGAGCTCGGAAACGGGCCCCCTCTCGTGCAGGAACCGGCGCTCGTCGTCGGTCATGCTCTTGGTTGTCATGGTGACCTCCTCGGTCGATGGTTCGCAGAATGCCCTCGATGGTGCCGCGCCCGATGCCGTGAGTAAGCCAGCGACGATGGTGGAGGCCTCCCAGTCTTTCCTCGTGCGCGAGGACCACTGGACTGAGCCGCGGCGGATTTTTCAGCGCGAAGGGCCTCGCCCAGCTGGGAGCTCGGCAGCGCCCGGGTTCGGCCACGGTCGGGCCGGATGAGGGGAATTGTCGTCGTGGCGTGCCCTCCGAACTGCCCAGGGCGGCCGTGTCGACCGTGTTCCCTCAGTTGCCCTAGATTGTCAATTTTCAATGGGAGGTTGTTTTATAGGATCAGATAAATCTAAACCCTTATTAGCTCAGGTCTAGATAAAGAAATATAAGAAAATCATGTACTTAGCTCAGTTATCTAGGGCATCTAAGCCATCTAAGCCAGTCGGTGACGGCGCCGCTGTTGGTCGGTAGCTCATTTTCCTGGTACAACACCGAGGCCAAGGCTCGTACGGCCCAAAACGCCTCAGACGACGACCTAAGTCCTTGATCCACAAGCCTTATTCGCCTTAGATGCCGTCTGGACCTGGCACTTCGCGGGGCTCGTACGCTTAGACGACCCCGCAAGTCTACCCATCAAAAGACGAGGGGAGCCGCCGCCGAGCAAGCTCCCCTCATTCTCCGGCACCGTGGCCGACCGCGGCGTCAGTCGTCGGGCATTACGTGCTCCTCCACAGGCCACGCGACCTTGCTGCCGAAGCGGGCCTCGATCAGTTCGCGGCAGCGCGCGAGCGGCGGCAGCTTGGAAGCGGACGCGCGTCCCATGCGGTCGACTTTGACGGCGTAGTCGGAGTCGTCGGGCTTGACCTGAGTGTTGGCGACCTCACCGTTGAGCAGCTTGTTGAGGCGCATGCCGAAGCTCACCGGGTCTGCGGGCCGGTACACGCGCTGCTCCTTGGCGAAGTCCAGGTAGTCCGACCTGAGGTGCTCCTTGATGACCACGACCGGCTCCATGTGCCAGCGACCGCGGGAGTTGGGTAGCATCCCGTCAATGAGCTTGTTGTACCACCAGCGCTCGACGTCGTCCATGGTCAGGACTTTCTGCTCCACGAGGGCCTGGGTGGCGGGCACCTCGTCGCGCGGGGCCCAGCCCTCGATGTCGCGCAGCAGCAGGTCGTGCAGCATGCCCTCGATGCCACCCTCGGCGTAGAGCTGGTGGTTCAGGGCCTTGAAGAAGGCCTTGTCCCCGCGCCGGCGGCTGTTGACCTGGAACACTGCGAAGCGGCGCTCCCCGTCGAGGCCGGCCGGCACGACCCAGTCGCCGTTCGCCGCCATGATGATGTGCACGTGGTTCTTGCCCATGACGGCGTCGCGGCCCTTGCCTTCATACGCGATCGTCGGCTCGGTCACCAGCTGCTTGAGCTTCGCCTCACCGGCCTTGTCACCGGCCCAGAAGGCCTCGTCGGCGAACAGGCAGATGCAGTTCTGCAGGTGCGAGTTGAAGCGGCCGACCAGGTGCTCCGGCGAGCTGATGTGCAGGCCGTGGGAGCCGGCGAGCGAAGCGGCGGCGCGGCCCAGGGTGCCCTTGCCAGTCCCCTTCTCACCCTTGAAGCATAGGGCCACCTCGGCGGCGCGGCTCGGGTGTTGCACCATGTAGGCGAGCCAGTCGAGCACGTATTCGTAGTGGGCGTCCACGACGTCGACGAGCACCTCGCGGATGAGCTCCTTGAGCAGGGACCAGTCGCCCTTGTTGGGCTGCACGGCCCAGCCGCGCCACAGGTTGAGCCAGCCCTCGTGGTTGCGCTCGGGGTCGAAGATGACGCCCTTGTACTGCCGGCGGTGCGGGTTCCTGATCCAGTAGGAGGAGCGCGTCACGAGCTTGTCGTGCACCTCGACGAGCTGGTTGCAGTAGAGGTTCTCGAAGTCCTCCTTGGTGCTGCGCTGGAAGAACGGGCGGCCCAGGACCGGGTCCATCTCCTCGGTGAAGATGCGGAACTTGCCGCCCTCCATCACCACGCAGTGCTGCTCGTTCATCTCCTCCATGACTGCCTGCACGCCCTCGGCCTTCGGCTCGGCCCTGAGGACCGCGTCGTCCACGCCCTGGCCGTGCTCGGAGGGGTCCTCCCAGACGTCGAAGTCGTCCTCGGGGTCGGGACGCGCAACCTCACCACCGGCCTCCTGCACGACCTTGTGCAGGAACTTGACGGTGACAGGACGGCCTCCGCGGCCCGACGTCGCATGGAGCGAGTCCCAGCGGCGTCCGATGATCCACGCGTCGTCCTGGTACTTCGCGTCCTGCGTGGACCACTCGATGAACTCCTGCCGCCCCTCGCCGTTGGTGGCGTGGTGGCAGGCCATCATCAGGTCGCGCCACGTGTCGTGGTCCTGGAAGTCCTCGGCGTCCAGCTGCTCGAGCGTCGCGGCGAGCATCTCGGGGGTGAGCTCGCCGAGGCCCGCCGCCTCGCCGTGCGCGCGGGTGGGCCGGCGGCAGAGGCGCAGGAGAACGGCAGGCATCTCGGGCATGTCGGACAGCGGCGGCGCGAGGTCGTCCCACTCGTAGTGCCTGCCGTTCGGGTGGACGGAGCCCGCCGCGACGACCTGGCGGCCGAGCGACTTGAACTCCACGCCCGCGTAGGCCTCGAGCGTGTCGAGCAGGGACACGTCGGCCGGCGTGGCGAGCCAGGAGGGGGCGCCGCGGGAGCCCGTCACGGTGTGCGGGGCGAGGCTGAGGTCCAGCCCCGCGTCGGCGACGAGCTCGGCCAGGGAGTCGCGGCCCTCGGGGAAGTTGCGGGGGTCGACGTCCAGCACCATAATGGATGCGGGAAGACGGATGCCTGCATTGATGCCATCCCTATCAGCGAGTTGAATGACTCCATCAGAGTCGTATTCACGGGCTTGCCATGCGCCGTCCCTCGGCGTCTTGCCACGGTCACGGCCTTTGCTGTCGACCGCATTCCATGTATGGAGCGGGATCAGCTGCAGGCCTGCTTTAATGTACGCGCGCATGTCCGCCACACGTGGGCGCAGGTTTTTCTTCTTGTCGGTACTCACTCGCGCACCCCCGCTTCCTGGAGGGACACGGGCTGACGGCCTGCCTCTTCAATTAGAGCGCGAACTGCGTCGGCTTCTGTGACCTTCTCAGGGTCGGGACTTTCTCGCCGTAGCGACTCCAGCTTGCCGCGAATGAGCTCGCGGTGCCGGTCGGAGAGTCGCAGCGACATCTGCTGGCTAAGTGCCATGGGCTACTCCTTATGTTGTCGGTTGGGCCTGGGTGGGCCGGGACGATCATCATGCCCGGACGTAATGCAATGCGGAACCGTCGGTCGTCCTGTCTGGGCCTTCGGAGGCCTAGATGCCCTAGACCATCGTCCCCCGAACGTCGGTCCGCAGTGCGTGTCCCTGGCGTTACGATGACCATCCCTAAACCGCTCAACCAAGGAGAGCACGATGGACGTCAACGAGTACATGAAGAAGAGCCTGGAACTCCAGGAGCGCACCGCCACCGCACTGGAGGCCCTGGTCAAGGCCGGCTTCCAGCAGGTCAACGTTGCCCACCACAGCTGCGGCAAGACGACCGGCGGCTCGCAGGTCAAGCACCCCGAGACCGAGGTGAAGGACACGCCGGCCGAGACCAAGGTCGAGAAGAAGGAAGAGACCAAGGTCGAGAAGAAGGAAGAGGCCAAGATCGAGAAGAAGGAAGAGACCGCAGCCGACAAGCCGGCCGAGACCAAGGCCAAGAAGGTGACCGCCGACGACGCCCGCAAGGCGCTGAAGGCCTACGCCGCGATCGAGGGCAACGACGCAGCCATGGAGCTGCTGACCAGCCTGGGCGCCGGCTCCGTCTCGGCCCTGGCCGAGCAGGGCGACGACAAGCTGGCTGAGCTCGTGGCGAAGTGCGGGGGCTGATCGAGATGAGCGACCAACCCAACATGAAGATGCCCAAGGACTCCGCGCAGGTGGTGTTCTGGTTCAAGGGGCTGCCGCAGCCGACCGCCTTCCTGACGACCCGCGAGGAGGCCGACAAGGCCGTCGCGGACTTCAAGGCCGGGTCTGACGTGTCCTTCCTGTCGTACCCGGACGGCCGCGGCGTGCGCTCCGAGAGCCACTTCCTGCGCGCCGAGCTGCGCGGCGTGACCATCGAGTACCCGACCATCCAGCTCGTGGGGGGTGCCTGACATGCCCAGCGCCCACGCGGTACGGAACGCGTCGGGGGCGAAGCGCTGGATGAACTGCCCGGGCTCCATAAACATGGAGCGCGGGCGGCCGAACAACTCCTCCGACGCGGCCCGCCTTGGTACGGCGGCGCACGCGCTCGGCGAGGCCTGCCTGCTCGACGGCAGCGAGGCCTGGGAGTGGCTCGGCGGGTACGTCCGGCTCGACCCCAACGAGCAGGCCGAGGTCTACCGGCCCAAGCAGCCCTACATGGGCGAGGACGAGGGCGACAAGACCGTACTGGTCCCGGTCCACGCCTCCGAGGACGGCCTGCCGCCCTCCGGCCACGAGGACTTCCCGATCGACGCCGACATGGCGGACGCCGTGCAGGTCTACCTGGACGCGGTGCGCGAGGAGCTGGCCCGCCTGGGCGAGCACGCCGAGCTGCAGGTCGAGAAGCGGTTCAACCTGTCGTGGCTCGTGGGCTACGACTACGACGAGGAAGCTGAGGCCAGGGCGCTCGAGGCGGGGGACTTCTACGTCTCGCCGTCGGGCATCCGCCGCGACGACTTCGGGGACCTGGTCCACGCCGACGGCAGGCCCTGCCACGGCCCGATGTTCGGCACGAACGACGCCTCGGTGGTCCTGCTGTTCGACCACGTCACCGTCTTCGACTACAAGCAC